GTAACGGTCCCCCGATGAGGCCCGCTGCGTCCAAGTGACGACGATAGTATTGGTGGTGTTGGGGGATAGGTAAATCACTCTACCCCTAAATGTAGGATGCGCCCGAATTTCACAATTTGCGCCCGATGCTTCGGTAGAGTTCGGCCCTCCGCTCGGCGGTCTTGCTGATGTCAAAGCGTTCACGGACATCCTTGCTCAACTGCATGGCCAAGGAGCGAGCGTAGTCGGGTTCGTTCACAAACTTCCTCACGGCCTTGTACCAAGCGTCTTTCTTCCCGTAGGGGATGACCAAACCGTTATGGCCGTGGACGATTATATCGGTGTAGGGGATGGTTTCGGATGCAATTATAGCCTTGCCCATCCATCCCGCTTCCACCACTTTCAGTTCGCTTTTCAGCCTGTTGAACTTGGTATCTCGGAGGGGTGCGATGGTGGCGTTGATGAAGTTGTAGCCGCCCACATAGGAGTAGATGTCAGCCGCTTGGATGCGGCCGTAATTCTTGTTCAGCCCACGGCAGGACAGCATCCGCTCGTAGTCATCGTAGACGGGGTTGCCGTCGTTCCACCCGCCTAGGTAGATTTTGTATCTCCCGTCCAGCGACTTGTCGTGGGCCAGCAGGGAAAACGAATGTTCCACCAAAGCAATGTCCTCTTGGTGTTGCGCCCCGCCAAACCAACCAATCTTAAACAGGTGCGGTTCGGGTTCGGCGTTCGTGTCGGGGAGGTATTGCTGGTAAGCCTCGTAGGGTTCGTTGGGTAGGATGGTAACGGCCTTGTTGAGCAGGCGTATCTTCTGCGCCAAGTGTTCGGTGGTCGTGGTCACATGGTCGGCCAAGCGGATATGCTCACGGATTTGCTCATCCAACTTGGTGGACAAATAGTGTCGGTACATGATGTGCCCGCTTTCCAAAACCCAGTAGTCGTCCAAGTCCAAGATAACCTTCGCCCCAAAGGCCGTCAGAGCCTCGTAAACCTTCCGAATTTGGTCCAGCGTACCTTGACACCACAAGCGATTAAATAACCACACATCGACCGTCTTTAGGTCCTCGTCCTTGACATTGCCGATATTATCGACACACACATAATCGAACTCGGTGTAGTTGTCGCCCAAGTAGGCGTTGGGCATCTCCAGTCGGTAAAAAGAACACCCCGTCGGGTGGGCGTTGTAAACGATGCAAATTCTCATGCCCAAAGGTACAAAAAAAAGGGCCACCCCTTGCGAGATGGCCCAGACCACTAAACCATGCGGGGTATGAGGCCCGCAGGTCAAAGATACGCTACGACCCGCTGATTTGTGCGGTCGCTACCGTGAATTGAGATACCAAAACATTCAGCATCGGATTCGGCTCCATGCCCGATAGGGTCAACTCGTAGCCGCTCCTGTCGCCAAATGCAGTACCAGTCCCAGCAGTTCCAGCAGACACCTCCAAGCCATTGGCCGCACCGAGGAGCCAGTAGCGGTCGTTGTTGTCAAGGACGATTGCGTACACCCGATTTTGGGCCAACAGGCGCAACTCATTTCGGACGGTCGTCTGCAACTTGTTGATGGTGAAGGTCAGTTCGGGAGTGTAGAAAAGCGTTCCATTCTCAACCGATGCATTCAGCGTTTCGGTCATGGATGAAGTCGCTTTGGTCAAGTCGTATTCAAACCAAGTACCTGCAAGGGTTCCCGACACGGAGCCAGTCGTATTGGCGACCGTTCCCGTTGGGTTGAAGGCTTGGACAAAAATAGTTTTGATACCGCCAACGCTGTTGCGGCATCCGAGGGCGTAGCCCGTAGTTAGGGAGCAAGACATAGTGTATTTTTAGAGGGTTATGTTATACTAAAAAAGCGGGGGGAAGTTTCCCTCCCCCCTTACACTTAGGCCAATCTCCAGTCAACAACGAGGTCTGGATACGCTATGTTCACTCCAATTTTTAGGGCACACTGAAAGCGTATTTCGTCGTTATCGATTGAGGGCCAGATGGAAAACTGCTCCTCGTCGGACAAAAGGTCGGTTCCGTAGAAGAAGTTACCTAAGTAACTGCAAACCAAGCGGTTATACCCAAGCAAACCTGGGACGGCAACTACACGGACATTGGTACCAGGGTAGATGATGTCACCATCGGCCAACCCTTGGAGGTCAACTTGGTTGTACATGACGCTGGCGGTTGACTTGAACGCTCCAATCAAGGTGCGGAAAGTGTCCCAACCGCAGAAGATAACCAAATCATTCTTGGTGAGGATGGCCTGCGGGATGCGGGTGTAGATGTTGTCAAAGATGCTGATAACATTGTTTGTGGTGATACCAACCGAGGCAGACACGGCAGCGGTGTTCCCCGATACGGTTGAACCCGACGCAGCGTTGAGGATAGTCAGCAAACCTGTGACCAAGGTAGAACCTGACCAAATGGCGTTCTCCAAAGCCTCGGCGATGCGGAGGGCTTTCTGCTCGGCGAATGCTTGCTCGAATGGCACGCCGTCGTAAGTTGAACCAGCGGTCAACTGGGACTGCATCCAGTACTGCTCAAGTGAGCGAGGGCAAAGAGCCTCTTGGATTTTCAAGGGAGCAACGGTGATGGTACGCTGCGTGAAGGTTGTGTTTCCTGATGCAGCACCTGCGACATTCCATCCGCAAGCCGTTCCTGATTGGAAGGCAGCATCGGTGTCCATGAGGTTGAGGGTAGCAGCCGACTTGATGCCCACCTGCTTGGTGAACAAAGATGCGGTGCGGGCCGAGAATACGGCCTTGGTGATGAGGGGGAGCCGCTGCTGCTCGGTGTAAGTAGTCAGCGGGGAAACGAATGAATAAGCCATGGCTTTGTTTTTGGGGGTTAAAGTTTATTTAGATTTTTTGAGTGATTGAATTGCTTGTGCGAGTGCGTTGAAGTTCTGCTGGGCAGCGGCCTTGCGTTGCTCCACGATAGCGGAGGCGGTTGGCTTCACGGATTCGGTTGGGAGTTCTGCGACTTTCTCGACAATATCGGTCATGGTTTCCATTTGGCTTGCAAATGCGGACATTTTCTCCTTCATCTTGCCCATCTCGGTGTAGGCGGCTTTGAGTTCCTCCATGATGCTTACGAGGTGCTTCTTGACGATTTCTTCAACCATCAATGGGTCCACCATCGGGTATCCTTCGGCGATTTCGCTGACCACTTCACCCGCAACTTCGGGGGTGATTTCAGCGGCAACGGCGACTTCTTCGGCAGGTGCTGGGGCTTCGGCTACGACAACTTCGGTGATTTTGCCACCTTCGGTTTTGATAGTACCAACGCCCTCCACTTGATGCTCGCCGTCAGGAGCGGGCAGGGTTTCGTCTTCGGTTATCACATACACGGCGGTTCCTGCAACGAGGTCGCCGTCCACACGGACAACGGTTCCATCCACCAACTTGTAGTCAGCGAAGGATTGCTTTTGGGTTGTGAACTTCCGCAACTCGGTGCGAAAGGTCATGATAGCGTCTTTCAGGTTCATAGATTAAAGGGATTTGTAGGTTGGGTTGATATGTTGCAAAAAGTTAGTCAAATCGTCTGCGAGGCCCGCAAGTGCGACCTCTAATTCCGTGCCTGTGTTCTTCATGCCGAATAGTCCCTCCACGGAGAAACCCTTGAAGGCGTGGCGGTTCTCCCACACTTCGTCATTCTCCACCTTGAAGGACCCGAACCATGAGCCGTCAGGGGTGTCCTCGTAGCCTTTCGGTGCAAGTACGCCCCGCTCGGTGTCGGTGATGTAGGATTCAAACATGAACACCCCGTCGAGTTCGGCGTTGTGGTAAGCGTTCACATTGTGCTGGTTTCCCTGCTTGAAATACTTCTGCACGATTTTGCGGATGGTGGCCTTGTCAAATACCACATAATATTCCCCATAAGCGTCGTCCTTGCGATAGATGGGAGTATCTGCCAGCATGAGCGGTCCCGTAAGCACCCTGCGTTCCCCCGTTTCGGCGAACCGCTGCGGTGTCTTAGCAAAGGCTTGGAAGGGTTTTTCAATAGCAGGCATATCAACGAGGGCGACAAACTGCACGCCTTCGTCCACTTCGTCCACAGTCATCCGATATACGGGTAGTTCCATGTGGGGATATGTAGCAGTTAGCCCAATGTTGCAAATTCGGACAACCTCCGCACCCTGCTGGTCGTCTGCTGGATGTCCCGCTCTACGACATAGGCTCGCATGGGTTGGTTCTGCTGACCTTGGCCCGATGACAGGTCGCCCGTTCCGAGGTTGGTCGTTTGCGGATTAGTGAAGATGGGCGGTGGGGTCATGCTTGCACCTGCCGTTCCACCCATCACGCCACCACCTGCTGCGCTTCCTCCACCCCCTTGGAATTGGGTCGCTTTAATCTTGGCCACATTCGCAAGACCTGCGGCAAGGGCAAGACCTGCCTCAACGAACCGCTGACCTGGGAAGACCGTTTCCGTGGGCTTAATAGCCAAGGCAGAGTTGACGGCAAGGTAGGTGCTGACGATGGCTTGGGCGATGCTTGCTGCCTTGGACACATTGAACGCCCGCCGTTGGGCTTCCTCGCTCTTGCCTGCACTCGCTTGGATGATGTCGCCAATAACGGCGAAGGACTGCCCGACATATTTCTCGCGAAGGGCGGCGAGGTCCGCTTCCCTTTGCGCCTGCCCCGCTGCTGACTTGGCTTCGGCATCGTTGCGCAAGCGGATGTCCCGAAGATAAGCATCCCGCCTGCGGAGCATTTGGTCCTCTTGGGCTTGGTCCTGCTTCATGATGCGGTCCAATTCCATCTCATAGAGGGTAAGGTTCAAGTCCTCCACGAACTTGATAATGGCGTTGTTTTCCTCTTGGAGTTTCAGCAGGCGTTGCTTGGTGGCTTCCTCCTGCTCCTTGCGGCGTTGCTCCTGTTGGGCCTTCCGCTTGTTGTCAGCAGCGATAAGGCCGTCGGTATGCCTGTCGTACGCTTGGCGGTACTGCTCCAGTTGCGCTTCCTCCCTTTGCAGGGCTATGGCTTGCTCCGCTGCCCTTTGCTTGGGGTCGGGTAGGTTCAAGTATCGTCGCACTGCTGCGGTGAGTTCGTCCCACTTGGCTATCAATAACCCAATCGCTGCGACTGCTGCACCGATACCCGTCGCAAGGAGCGCAATGCGGAAGGCCTTCATCGCTCCTGTACTGGTTCCAACGGCCACGGCGTACAATGCCTGCGCCGCTGCTTGGCCTTGGGTTATCAAGATACTATCCTTGTTCAGCAGGTTGGCCACCTGCTGCACCCCGTTGGCGAGGGCCATCGCCGCTTGGACCTTGACCAAGGACTTTTGCAGTTCTTCTTCCTCCGCTCCGAATAGTGCCGCCGCACCTTGGGCGATTTGGAATCCAGCAGTAATACCTTGGATGGCCCCGACGAAGGTGTCAATGGTGCGAGTATCCGAGGCAAGATTCTTGATTCGCTGCTGCGTGTCCCCGATTTGGTCCTTGAGCCGTCCCGCTTCTTTCTCCATTTCACGGAATGCCTTCGTCCCGTCTTGGCCTGCAAGGGCCATGTCCGCAAGGGTCTTCTGCAATTCCCGCAGGCGGGTCTTTGCGCTGGTCGTTCCTGCGCTTGTGCTATCCTTGAGGCTTACCTCAAGTGCAATCTCTTTGGTTACATCTGCCATATCTTAGCCTTCGGAGGGTAGTTCGGGGTTTACGGGTGGTTCATAGCCTGGGTCCACAGGGTCGGGGTCAATCGGACCGTTGAACAGGAATTCGGGGTCGCTCGCAATCGGCGTGGTCGTGGTTGCCGCAAAGTCGGTCAGGTTGAGGATGCGGCGGAGCGTGACACGGCACGGCTTCATCTGCCCGACCAGGTAGTCCCGAATCTCCAGCAACCGCCAACGGATGCCGCCGTAGTACACGGGCTTGCGGAAGTCCAGTTGGTAGATGTCCACGGAGGATAGCAACATCGTGAGTTCCAACTGCAAGGCTTCCTGACTGACCGTTTCGTTGATGTAGTTTAGCCAGTAGGTGTTGTAAAGATTGTTGTTCGTGTAGGCGTACGGCGACCCGCTTGCGTTCACGGCGTTGTAGTACACCAAGCGAGGCTGCCCGAAGGTGAGGTCCACATTCGGGGCGTAGGGGTTGTCAATGTGGGACACAAAAGGCAGGGAGGTTATCGGGGTTGTTGCAGCAAAGCCATCCTCTTCAAGACCGTACCAATAGAGCCAAGGCGTTTGACCCGTGATGCGGTTGTATTGGGCGATTCGATAGCCCGTCTGCAGGGGCTTGATGCTTCCGCTCAACCGTGTGCCTTCCAAATCCCAAGTACGGCCAAGAATCTTATCCGAGGCGAACGATGCGGGGATAAGAGTGCCGCACAGAGTTTCAACTACTTTGTCCCCCTTGCCGTAAAAGTTGGAGGTGTTAAAGATTCGACCCCCGTAGCCTTCCCTTGCAAGCGGGTAGGACTGCTTGTAGGTTTTGGACAAGTAGTCCCCCATGTCCTTGTATTTGAAGACGATGTTGGTGTAGGCGTTGGGGTCGCCGTTGGTCAGCACCTGCTCGGCATTCTCGTCCGATTTCTGCGTCCAGTCCACCACGCCCGAAGTGTAGAAGTCCTTCCAAGGTTCAATGTATAGGAGTTTCGGGTCTTGGGGGTCAGGCATGAATTGCAAGTTGAACATCTTCTGCAAATCTTGCAGGAGGTCCGATTGCTTGACATCAGCGGGCAGGGCCGTCCGCATATCAAGCACGCCAATCCCGACGGGGTTTTCAAGGCAGGTCCATTGAACCGTTGCCCCTGAAAGGACGCTAAAGTTTTGGGTTGCAACAACGGTATCAGCGGTAATGACAAACCCCACATTGGCGGTAATGTCTGCGGGGATGGTTATGTTTTCAAAGCGGACCGTGAACTGGTTTTGAGTTCTTGCGGTAATGTTGCTGATTACCGACACATCAGTTGAATTGGTGATGTTTCGGATTGACATATTGCAACGAATACTCCCGCTAAATGAAATTGAGCCACTGACATTCAAGGTCACATCCACATTCCAACGGGTCGGGAGTGCAGGAGCGACGAAGGTGCTGGATGATGCCACCCAATAGCCTGGGTTGTCATAAAACGGCGCAGGTGTGTCTTTCGGGAATGCGAGCGTTTGGTTTGCGCCCTTGATAAAATTTGCCGTGTTTCCCGTGGCTTGGGCAAATATGTTGGACCCCGAAAGGTTGACGGGCATCGTCCCCGCTGCGTACGGAATGACCAGTTTATTGAATAGCGACGAGTTGAAGAAGTTGGACGAGTACCTGAATCCCGCTTGGGCGAAGATGAGGTCCACCATCTTTTTGACATAAAGGCTTGGCCCCAACTGCCACCACCCTGCGACCAGGTTACCTTGGGTCAAGTCGCTAAATCCTACCGCATCCACAACTCCGTAAACATACCCGCTTGATGCCGCACCCGATGCCGTCCAGGTACCCGACACATGGCCGCTGGTGGGCGTGTGGTTCATGCCTGTCACGCCTGCGGTGTTCACCAGCATATTGCCCTCTATCGCTTTGAACAGGGACACATTATCGGTGAACAAGCCCACCTCGTAGGTGACGGTTCCTTTGGTTTTGCTCATGGAGAGCAGTTGCAGCACTCCGCTGAACACCTGCACCCCATCCTCCCACATGGCGGCACGGATGCGCTTGTTCGGCTGGAACCCACCCACGAAGGACTGGATATTGTACGCATACGCAAAGCAGGCCCGATTCGTCGGGGTGTTGGGGAGGGTGATGGTCTTGCTGAACGACCCACGCTGCTTCGTGACATCCTCAATGTCGCCAATGGAATAGGTGACTGCGATGTCGGTTCCGCCCATCGTGTCAAGGACATAGGCGAGTTCGGGCATGGCATTCAGCCCCGCAAAGCGCAGGTACAGGCAGTCAAAGCAGGCCTCCTCCTTAGCGGTTGCCCCGTCCGCATCGGCACGGGCGTTGAAGTTATTCCACGCCGTTAAGTCGTCGATGAAGGTCGCTGTCGGGTAAGCGATTAGCGTGACGCTCATAGGATGTTATTATCGTAGGCCACGGCCACCTCAATCTGCAACTGCGTGAGGCGGTCGTTCCGTCTGGTTACAAATTGATACTGGTTGGCGTTGACCACCGCTTCCACAAGGGTTCCCCCAAGTTCGAGCCATACATACCCGCTCCGCACCATTTCAATCAGCCACTCGGATTCGGCATCGGTCAGCCAGTCGCTATTCAGGGCGTACACGAAGTCAAACGACCCCGCCCAAACTTTGTTGTAGGTCGTGGTTGCGTACACATCGGAGTTGTACCCGAAGACCTCCCGCTGGATGTTGGCCCGCTTGCGGTTCTTCATCGTGAAGGTGTACGAATCAATCCCTCCGTACTTGTTGACAAAGTGAACGGGGATGGAATCAAACCGCTCGCAGGGGCCGAAGGTGAAGGTGGTTGGAGGTGACTGACTTGACGCATTTGACACAAACCTCACCGTATAAGAATCCCCCTCCACCGCTCCGCTCAATGCGGGGATGCTGCCCAACAAATTCGCAGGACCGCAGGCAAAGCGTTGGATGTTGTAGTCGGTCGTCCCCGAAAGGCTGGGGCTGACGGCGAAATCGTAGTTCACGGACTTGTAATTCACCCGTGCCGATACGAGCCATGAATCAAAACCAGCGGCCACATATTTGGTCCCGTTGATGGCAAGGAAGTTGCTGCCCCCGTGGTACACCGTGAAGTCTGTCGGAGTAGTTAAAGGTCGCACCAATGTAAAAGTGTTCCCGAATCTAAAGTAGGTGTCAAGGCTCCAGTCAGCAAGTTCCAACTGCTCCAGGTTCCCTGCAAAGGCCATCACCCCGCTGACCGTTGTGGTTGCTCCTGTGACGACGGGGGTGTTCCCATACTCCTGCGTGAAGTCCAAGCGATAGCCCGAATAGAACCCCGAATGGTCAGCAAATCCCGTCTGCGTGAGCGTTGGGGCCGTCGGGGCTATCAAGGTTTCAACGACCTTCTGAACATCAAAGAATCCGAAGTTGGTGGTCGGCAGTTTGTCGCACTTCAGCCTTGCCAGCGTCGTGCCTGCGGGGTTCTTGACATCGCAGACATACCTGTAATTGGGTTGTGCAATCAGCGAGCCGCTGACTTTGTAAAGCATCTTGTTGTAAACGGGCGTGGCCACAAGGGGCGAACCCGAAAGGACGGTTATGGACATGGGTTATCGGACGGTTGCGACGCTGATGGACTTGCCGAGGACTTCGGCGATGTTTTCGGTTAGGACATCCACCATCTCCTTGGTGGCGGCATTGGACATAAAGTTGGTGGCCCGTAAGCCTTCCCGCCGAATCTTGTTGGCGATGTTGATGGCGAAGGAACGGTTGGCGGCCTTCTTGTCACGGCCTTCCAGGGGGATTTCTTTGAATGCAATCCACTCCTGAATGGGTCGGATAGGTGGCCGTTTGTCCCTGTATTGGAACGGGCTGTTTGGAGCACGGCTACTGCTGACCGCACCCTTGACACCGAGGTCCACGAACTTCCAATAGTCGTTGGCCACAATAGCGACCACGAAGGAAGTGTCGGTTAGGGTGATGGGCTTGATGTCAATGCTTGCCGACAGGGAATCGCTTGCAATGGCGTTGGCGTTGGCGAGGTTCTGCTTGGCGAGCCTGACCACCCCCTCCAGCCACTTGGTGACCAGGGCGTAGGACTTGTTTTCAATTGCTCCATCCGCAAGGCTTACCCCGAAGTCAGCCAAGGCCTCCTTCTGCAAGTCGGTCAGTTTCTTCCCTGACCCACCGACGAATACATCGAACTCCATGGTTGTAAATGTAGGCCCGCAAACAAAGTGTCCTACTTCCTCCGCATCCGCTCTGCTTCCATCCGTTCGGCCTCCAAGATGTCGTGGATCAGCAGCGCATAGTTCAGGAACTCCACCGCCTTCATTGCGAAGATGGCCTCAAACTTTAGGACATCCTTGTTCGCCATCCTCCACACCACCATCAGCCAACCGTAGCCAGCGAGGGGGTTGGTTACTGGCCCTGCATCCCTTTCGTCAGGTGCTTGGAATAGTCGCTCAAAACTTTCAAGTAGGATTCTGAACTTAGCAAAAAAAAACTGACCACCCCCCAAACATCACCAATCTTGGCGTTTGCTTTGAGCAGTTCGGCCCGTTCTTGATGGCTTGCCCCGTCGTACTTCTTCGGGAAGTATCCCATGAACCCGCCCTCCCTGCAAAGGGTCGCCATGATGCGGTGCAGGTTTTGGACGAGTTTCTTTTCGTCCGTGGTGTCGGTGTCCATTAGGTCTATCAGTTGGCCAGCGGTGAGTTCATCGGTGAAGACGGTCGGAATCCACCACTTGCCACCCGCTTTGAACCGCCTGCGATATGCCAAGGTTGGTAACTCGTTCCACTCTGCGATAATGGTCTTGTAGCGTTTTGTCAGCCCCTTGGCGGGCATTTCCCTTACGAGTGATACATCCACCCCCTCCACTATCGCCACGACCCCTGCACGCTTGTCGTAATCGGTCAGCACGGGCGAGAACTCCAGCGCAGCGATGCGTTGGAATTGGTCGATGGTGAGGTCTTGGAGTTTCATTTTTGGAAGTACCATTGCTGCGTGCCTGGGACAACGCCGTGCCGTCCCCCGAAAAATTCGCCCACCGCCTTCACGACCCCTGGCCATCCCGCAGTGTAGTCATCCCCGCAAATGAACCCTCCCCGCTTGACCTTCGGAAACCAAGCCTCCAGGTCCGCAAGCACTGGTTCGTATTCGTGGGCCGCATCAATGTAAACGATGTCAAATTCGCCCTGCTTGAATAGTTTGGACGCAGCAATAGAATCGCAGTTGTGGTCCTTGATTTTGTCGCTTATCGGGGCGATGTTCTGCTTGAACACCTCGTAGGACGGGACCGAGTTGCTGGCCTTGTGTTCGGGTGAACCCTCAAAGTGGTCCACCGCTATCAACTTGTAGTTCTGCCCCCTGCTGACAAACACCTCGTCAAAGATGGCTGTGCCTCGTCCGAGATAGACCCCGATTTCAGCCATAGTGATGCGAGGCTTGGGGGGCAGGGTGTCAAGGATGAATTGAAGGAGTTGGCCTTGTTCCTGTGGGCTGGACCAGCCGAAGATGTGGTCGTGTTTCATCGCTTAAAGATTTCTTTGATGTTCCTACTGTTGTCCTGATAATTGTTGGATAGGTGATAGACCTTGCAATGGTCCGCAAGTTCGCCCTGCTCGGTCATCTCCAGCATCGGCTTCAGTTCCAAGGACCAAATGGGTAGGGAGGCAAGGGATTCACGGTAGAGGCCGTTGTTCGGTATAATCTGCAACGATTGCGGGTTGCGGCTCAACACCTCGGCGAGCCGCTTGGTACTGAACATCCAAAAAGCGTGGTAGTTGATGTAGAACGGGAGGCTTGCGTAGGTCTTCCCGTTCCACTCCCTCCACATATTCGGTGTGGGATTGAATGTAATGTCGGGGCTAAATTCGCCTTCCACATTGGGGTAGGTTTCAATCCGAGTGAAGGACGGGTACAAGTTGTCCTCAAACATTGAGTCGAACTGCTTGGTGAAGTTGACGAATCCCTCCTTGGGGAGCATCATGTCGTCCTCAAAATATGCCACCCAGTCAAAGTGCCGATACACCTCCGCAATCCTGTGGCGGTGCTTGCTGGTCAGTTCCCAAGGGTGTCCCATATTGGTATGAGCGTGGAAGGTAACAGGAAGGTGTGCGAGTTCTTGGGCCGCTTGCGGGTCGTTGGTGTCCACGAAGATTTCAGCCTGCACGGGGTAGGACTTGATGGCCTCAATGACCTTGGTCAAGTTCCCCACCCTGTTCGGATGGTGGTGGTAGGCGATATTGGCGAGCAGTTTCATGGTCCTTAGAATGTGATGACAAACTTACTTGGGTCGGGCCATCCTGGGTTGGGGTCGTACACGGTCATCCCTTCCCGCTTCCCAATCCAAGTTTCGGCTTGGTAGCGGTGTTCCCGAACTGGCTCTCCGAGTTCCCGCACATGGGACGACTTAGCCCACCAAAAGTTACCTGCGAAATATGGGTAACCGTCGGGATTGTTCTGGTCTGCGATTTGGGGGAATTGCTCGGTGGTGAGCCAATGCGTTCCCACGCAATCCACTTTCTCCAGTTCCGCAAGGGAGCGTTCCCAAGCGACGATGTTAAAAAACACCATAGACCTGCACCACATCTGCTTGACCAGCGACGGGTCAGCGGACCCCTTCGTGTGCCCGTAGAGGTAGGCCGCATCCTCGGTCTGCGATGCTTTGTACATCTCGGTCAGCGTCGCCTGCTCCCAAGCGTTGGTTCGGGTGACCACCACCTTGATTTTAGAGGCCACGAGCGAGTTGTCCAAGATTTCCTTGACCGCTTTCCGCTGGTCGGGTGGGCCGACGATGCCGACCCGAATCTCATCCAACTGTTCTATCAGCCCGTAATTGCAGAGCGCCATCATGTGCTGATGCATGATGAGTTGCCATTGGCCGCCGCCTCCGCAATAGATGTGGTAATAGTGGATGAGTTTCATAGTAGGGAAGCGATTGCAAAAATCAAAAGCAATAAAAGAAAGAATCTGCCAAAAATCAAAAGCAAATCAAT